ATGTCCTTTTTTGCCGCGGGTTTCATCAGACCGAAAACGGACGCCGTAACGCTTGCGATCGCTGTCCCAATGACGGCAGAGGCGCGGACGAAGTTTGCGGCCATATGCCCCGTTGCCGAATCCACGGTACGGTCAAGGCTTTTAATCGTCGTCTCTGCCTCCCGAAAGCCCGGCTTATCAATCCGTGCGCTGAGGCCGACAAGATATTCCTGTATCATCTCACCGATCATGTATTCACCTCCTTATTTGCCGCGCATTCCTCCGCTCGACGTCGATTCTCTCCCTCCACGAGCATGATCTCATGCATATCGAGAAGATCATTGAATGTATACGTCCCGTCCCACAGTTCATGCTGCTGCCATTTCCCTGCGATGACGGGCGCATACACCCACGCGTTTACGTTTCTGTAGGCGCAAAGTTCAAATCCCGGAGACCGGCCTGCAATTCCTTCAAGCCGTCTCCGCTGAAAAAACCCGAAATGTTGAATACCAATGCGTGAATCGTGAGCATAATGACGAGCATCGCATTGTCTGCGACGTCCTCGACGCCCCAGCTGCCGTTCTCATTGAACAGTGGCGCCGTACGCCCTGGTAGAACCTCACCGACGACAGAGAGGACGTCCTTCTGGAACGCGATAAACTCCGCCTTGCTCATCAGCGCACGGTTTGGCATCGGCAGCGCAGAAGTATCGCCTCCGTCCGCCTGCACGGCATTCATCATTTTCGCCTCCATGCCCATCGGAAGCATTTTTTCCATGAGCATGAATGCGATATAGCTGCCCGTAAAAGCGTCAAAGGAGCGGATTTCAAATTTCCGCCCCTGCAGCTCGACGACCTTTTTAATTTGTCGTTTCATCATTTACCTCCAAATCAAAGCTGGATGCGCTGAATATCTGCAAACAGAATCTGCCATGCGACGCGCTGACCTTGGCTCTGCAGCGGCTCGTCCGGCTCTTTCGTGAAGGAGCCGCCGGAGCAGTAATAGGTCTTGCCCATCTTCGGTGCTTCAATCGTCATAGAGATTGTCGTCCATGCCGACGTGTCCGCCTGCCAACAATAATTAAAAAGTCCCTGCAGAAATTTATGTAGGGAGCTTGTCTGCTGCGCGTTGATGGCGACGCTGCCGTTATTGCCCGCGATCTTGCTGACCATAACGGAGCCGTCCGAGGCGACGTCGTGCACCGAGCGATCCGTCGTTTTCGATACGGTCATATCGCCGATGCCCTCGCCCTGAATCGAATACGAGCCGTATCCCGGGCAGTTGATTGTCGCATTGACATCGGTAAACGAATAGGTGCTTACATTTGGCATTCTTTATCCTCCCTTCTTTAACGGTTCACATCAACCTGAATGGTGACATGGTGAATGGCGCCCGCGAGTTTCAGCGACACATAGATCGGAGGAGCATTGCGCGCGTCTCGATCCGCCTGCTGCTGATTCGCGATTGGCTCGCTCTGAATGAGATATCCTCCTGGGAGCACCTGTCCGTATTCAAGCGCCATCAATTCCTCGCCTTTCCAGACGCCCTCCTTGATGAAGCCGATGCGGTTCATGTCGTCGCATACCTCTTTGAGTGCTGTCTTGATGCGTCCCATGCCGGCTTCCGTCTGCGGGACTTTGCCCACATTGACGAGCAAGTCCATGATGGAGAGCTGCATGTCGTTCTTGAACTTGTCGAGATAGATGATCTCATCGAACCACGAGCCGTCCCCGACGCGCCCCTCCTCAAACACATCATAGTAATTGCCGCGGTTGATGTAGACGTTACCGTAGTTGTTCTTGATGTTGTTCAGGTCGTTCGTCGTGAATGTCTGCATGTAGTTTTCCGCCTGCACGCCGACCTCGATTTTGTAGGCAAGCGTGAACGCGCTGTTCATCGTGGAAGCGCTCATCGCTCCCATCGCCCAGCCGATTATCGCGCAGACAGCGTCTTTATGCGCAGTCGAATACTGCCCGATGATGCGGCGATACTTCTTGCTCTTGATGGTGCCGAAGATGCCGCCGTCTGCAGCTTTTGCCTTGCTGTCTGCCGTCGTAAATGCAAACATGGTAGACGGCGTGCAGGCTTCGACGTATTCCTGTATGGCGAGAATCTGTGCATCCGTGAGATCGCCACAGTAAATCCCGACATACCATTCCGAGTCCAGCTGGCGGCATTCCTGGACAGTCTTGACCGGTGCCTCCTTGTTAACAATCTTTCCGATCGCGACGAGAGGCGGCTTCTTGCGCTGTCCGAAGATCAGCGCCGCAGCCTTATAGAGGCGATCCTCCGTCGTGAAGCCCGCCTGCAGCATCGAGTTGAGGCTATCGTAGGTAACAATGCGCTTCTCATTAAAATCAGCGATAGTCCCGACATCGCCCATGAGCAGAGCAAGATTAAACTTCTTGCGCGTCGCCGAGACGGCGGCGAGATTGACGATGATATTGACCACGGGGTCAAGCGGCAGCACATTTTTGAGTGCCATATTGTTCCCTCCTTATGGTTATGGATTATTCGCCAGCGTGCCAATTTGGACGCGGTCGATGTGACCGACGTCCTCCGGCACGAGACGATAGAGTTCGTTGAATCGCAGGGTGATATCCCACCTATCCCACCACTTCCCTGCGAAAAGTTCGGGCGCCTGCATGCACGTCGGGAGATTCGGGATGATGAACACGTCATGCTTGGCAAGGTTCCGCTGCACAGAATCGTAGAAAAATCCGTCCTTGAGCAAATTGACCAGCTCGTAGGATTTCCGCCCGTATGCGGTCGCCTGCAGCTCCCACACGCGCGTTCTCACGGTATCCCGGTAGACGGTTCCATTATCCGTGCGATAGAGGCTGTCACGCTGCTTTGCATAGTCGTCATCCGCTTCGGCAAGATACAGAAAGACGATGTCGTCGCTGATCTTCCAGTCGGGCGCGCCTCCTTCCGGATAGCGCCAACGGATGAATTTGTCGGGCTTTTTGATGATGCCCGACACGATATCCTTCGCCTCGCCCCAGAACAATTCCCGAAGCTCCGTATAGGTCATCCGCTCTCCTCCTCTCCCATGAGCGCGCCGATTGCCTTGTAATACCCGTTTGCCGAATAATCAAAGGTTTGTATCAGCTTGTACCGCTTTCCCTTCCACACGCACACATCCGACGTTTTGTCGGTATCGGAGACATCAAGGCTGACCTCGTCCGTGATGAAGGTTTTCATCCCGTTGACGCGATCGGCTGTATCGAGCAGTTCGAGGTCTTTGCTTGAGGACGGCTGCACAATTCCTTCGACTGTTATTTCCGTCGTTTTTGTGTGCGCGCTGCCGTGTATCCACTCCGTCTCGCCCTGCTTGATAACGATAAAGTTTGTGCAAAAATCCGGATCGTGGACGATCTCTGAAACATTGATTGCCATCGGATCACCCCATATCCCTTATGACATAAGTGATGGATTTTCGCATCTCACCCGTATCGATGAGCGGCATATTGCTACCCTTTGCCTTGATTGTACGCGCCGAGTTCGGCGGCCATTTATTCTTTGGATTCTCAAACCATCCGCGTGCAGCATTTGCCGCGACCATACCCGCAAGTTCAAGCCCCCGCTCGGCGCCTGCCATATCACCCTGCATAGCAGCGCGATACGCCACGGCGATCTGTTTTCCGATCGCTTCACGGCTGTCTTTGATGGCAGGCTGGAGCACGGGGCGCGGCGGGATCGCATACGCGGGACTGCCGTGTGTCTGCACATAGAGACTATGCGCCGCGCTGTAGAGCATCCCCTTGTTGATATTCTCCTTCATCTCCGCCCGCATCTGCGGGGCGCGTACGCCGTGCGTATGGAGGTAGAGGAGTTCGGCGTTGTTCACATCGTCGCCGTTCGGGCGACTCGCTTTCTCTTGCGGAATGCCGACGAGCACTTCCTTATGCGTCAGCTCCTCGAGCTTCTTGACTATAGAGATAAAGCCCCTGCCGGACTTCGTAACCGTAGCAGTCCCTTTTACCATACGACCATCCCTCCGACGGCATACATCCGCGCCATCGTGACGAATTGCTGACCGTAGGCGGTCAGCTTGTATGCGCCCCATCCTGCGAAGTCCTCGCTGACGCTGCCGAAATCATAGGACACGGAAATATCGCCCGCGCTCTTGGACGTTTGCAGTCCCTTTGCGAGCCCTGCGGCAATCTTCTTCTGCAGAGGATCATCGGCACTGGCCGCCGTCTGAAGATAGAGCGTCAGCCAGTGCGCAATGTAGAGCCCCATGCAGATTTCCCATGCATCATGGTATCGGTTCTTGTGGATGGAGGCCTGCGCCATGTTGACCCACGCTTTGAGCACGATGTCCGGCACAGCTCCACCACCGAACTGCGGATATGCTGCGAGAAAATCATCCACACCGTATTCGGGATTACCGCCCGTTCGGATGTTCGACGCTGCGGCGATGATCCCGAACACATCGATATCCGAATACATCATGGCTTACTCCTTCTTGCCGCCGTCATCCTCCTCCGGCGGGCTGTCATTGCCTGCCTGCTGGTTACCTGCATCGGCATCCTTCTTCGAGTTCTTCTGCGACTTAGGCTCCTTCTTGCCGCCGTCATCCTCCTGTGGCGCATCAGCAACCTCAATCGTGCCGTCAGCGAGCGCCCATCCGTACATCGGGTCTTTCTCGACCCAGTCCGGGAGCGTGGAGAATGCGTACGGCTCTGCCGTCACAATCTCCCCAGTCTCCGGATTACAGAATCCGATTTTCTGCTTTGCTACGAGTTTAATCATGCTGCGCCTCCTTAAATTCCGTCACGGTAGATGAACGGCTCGAAGTAGTGAATCTTGACCTCGCCGACATTCGCCATGTATAGCGAATCGTAGGACGCCGTATTGACGTTCGGCTGCGTCATGACGCGGCTCATCGGTACGGGCACATCCATGCCGACGAAACGGCGCTGGTTGACGTAGGCGACCATGCGGTTCTTCTTGCCGACGCCTGCGCCGATGCAGAAACGGCACTCAGCGATCACGAGATCAACGCCCTTTGCCTTGGCGATGTTGTGATCGACAAGGTACTGCATGATGGAGACGGGCGTCGGGTAGCCGTCGACGCTGACCATCGTGCGGTTGAGGTACGCGAGGTTCGC